GCCGTCATAGTCTACAATAGGAAATCTATCAAAATATCTTGCCATCTTAGTTTCCTCTTAATTTAAAGCGTTTCTTATGGCGTCTGTTCCTTCGTTTATCTTTTCATCGATATTGAAAGGTATCTCAGCCTTATTAAGGCCTTTTTGCAACTCATTTTTCAGCGTTTCCCATGTCGCGCTAAGACGATCACCGCCTTCTCTTCCGTAATCTCGAGACGTTTGAATTTGAGTTTCAAGCATTGTGATTGAAACTTCGATAAACGCAGGATGACTCGTGCCTTCAAAGAATGCAGGAATCCCCTGAGGAGAATAGTTAAGTTCAATTGATTGGATCAAGCACGGTTGGAACTTAATTAACTGTGCACTACCGGCAATTTTCAGTTCTGGTTGACATAAGAACGGATAAGCTAGCGCAGCAGTACCTAAGCTGCTGTATGATGGTAGAGCATAAGCTTTCATCGCTTTTAGAAGATCCATCAACTGCTGGCTTTCTTTTTCATTTCGAGGCGCAAAAGTCCATTCGAATCGATGTGTACGAAGAGGAACACCACTAAACAGCGCTTGAATGTGAGGATTTGGAACAGCACCGACTGCTTGGCCTATCGTGCTACCGCCTATCTTTTCTGCTGCTTGCACCAATTGTCCGTAAGCTAAGGCAGCGGCGGCATTTTTTAATGCTTGAGTTTTACCTGCGCCATCTGAAGAAGCCAAATATAATTGGGCTGCATCCGCAACACCGCCTGCCAAGCCCTGTGATTCTTGGCCAACTTCAATGTCGAAACTTTCTCTTATACCTTTTGGGAGAGGAAGAGCAAATGCTTGTACAAAGTCAAGAGTTGCCGCAGTTTGAGGAGAAGGTCGCTGATATCTCTTAAACTTAAATGCCATGTAATACTTCTCACTGATATGATCAGGGAATTGCATTCCTGACAGACCAAGACCTTCAATCTTATTTGAAGCTCTTTGAATAGCGTCGACATATGTTTCAGCGTTAGGAGAAGCTCCGATAAGATTGCCGTTCTGTGGATTGAAGTTGTTACGAATATCGGCACACGACGCTCTCTTCATCTCGCTCGTAAATGTCTGGAAATACTTGTCTTCGAGACCGGCAGTCAAAGAATCTCCGAAGCGTGCTGAAAGTTCTGATGCAAGTCTATCAGAAAATCCTACCTTCTTTAATGCTTTAGCAAAAAGATCCTCGACTGCGTTTTCAAGTTTGTCTTCGAGTTTATTAGTAAAATTCCTTACGGCTCTGTTTACCAGACCACCCGCGTCTCTCTTAAGACTATCTAAATTTACTAGTCGATTATCTCTTCCGGCCATGTTATCTCTCAAATTAAAAGGCTACATCTTATTTATAAATAGATTCATGGCTTATCAGGGAAAGTTTCGACCAAAGAATACGAAGAAGTATCTTGGGGATTCGAACAATATCGTATATCGTAGTCGATGGGAATTAAAGTTCATGATGTACTTAGATTCTCATCCGAATGTCGTGCAATGGGGAAGTGAAGAGTTAGTCATTCCGTATCGTTCTCCTATCGACAATCGAGTACATCGATACTTTCCAGACTTCATTGTCAAGAAAAAAACACCAGAAGGCAAGATCGATACCGTAGTGGTTGAAATAAAACCTCATGCGCAGACGCGGCCTCCAGTGGTGATAAATAAGCCTAATAAGCGTTATATTAATGAAGTCATGACATGGGGCGTCAATGAAGCCAAGTGGAGAGCAGCTGCAGTATACTGCAATGATCGTGCTTGGAAGTTCGAGATACTCACCGAAAAAGAATTAGGAATTAAGTTTTAATGGCAATTGTATTTGATACTATCATCACACAAGGTGTTCGTTCAGGACAGATTCCTGCGCGTACGAACTCTGCGCGTGAGTGGTTCAGAGATACTGCCGGCAAAATGAATCGTATCAATGAGCGTGAGATGATGAAGGGCGACGTGAGTCGTATGACCACTCAGCCTCTGCTCGGTTCGATGTACATGTTCTACTATGATCCGAAACATAAAGAAGAGCTTCCATACTACGACAGATTTCCTCTGATCTTTCCATATAAGAAGGTCAAAGGTGGATTCATGGGTCTCAACTTACACTACTTGCCGTTGCAACTCAGAGCGAAGTTAATGGACGGCTTATATGACTTTGCAAACAATACTCGTTACGACGAGTCGACTCGCCTGAAACTCAGTTACGAACTCATGACACAAGCCGCAAAGCTAAGATGGTATGCTCCATGCATTAAACATTACTTGACTTCGCACGTACAATCGAAGTTTATGTACGTTTATCCATCGGAATGGGATATCGCGCTCTTCTTACCAACAGAACGTTTCGTCAAAGCAAGAAAGAACCAAGTTTGGATGGACACGAAAAGAATGCTAGGAGTTACTAAGTAATGGCTAGAAATCCGATATATGATCAGCCCACTCCAGCAGAGATCGCAGCGAGAGAAAAACGCGAAAGAGCCCGCAGAGAACGCAACAAGGGTCTAGGTCCAGTAGAAACGAAAATCGTCAATGCTTTTTCTGCCGCTGCTGAATGGGTGTCCAACATCGGCCCGCGTGCAGAAACACCTCAACAAAACATGGCGAGGCAAGCGCGCGAAAGGCTAGAGAGAAAAGCCGCGATGACGCCACATGCGGATCCGCCGGCTGCTGCGGCTCCAACAGCAGAAGAAAGAGCATTTCGAAATGCGCGTAATACACGTGTTGATCTACTCACGCCAGATCAAAGAAGATTAATTCAACAAGGTCGACCAGATACCCCAAGCCAGCCAGCAGACCGCCGCCAAGTTAGAGGAGGAAGTAATTCGGGCGCAGCTGCTCAACAAGAAGTAGCAAAAGGTACAGCACCCGGTGGTGTCGTACCAGCCAATGCAGTTCCATTTGATGGAGCTTCCCCAGCTTCCCCAGCTTCCCCGGCAAAACAAGAAGTAGCAAAAGGTGCAGCAGGCACGCCGGGCACTGCAGCTCAGGGCACACAAAGCGTTGCAGCTGCAGATAAGTCTTTGCTGCCTTTACCGAAAGTAGTAGTCGAAGAGCGTCTAAGAGGAGAAGGCGTTAATACTAATCTAGAAGAATATGAAAGAGATTCAGCAGGTAGTAATACTGGCGTAGCGAAGGCAACCACCTCTAATCAGGCGTTTTCTGTTAATAGACGCCAAGGTCAAAGCTTTAACATCGGTAGATTCAGAGCTGAAGTTTCTGGTGCAGACAGTGTACTGCCTACACACAGCTTCTTAGTAGTTTTTGCTCCGATGCCATGGGCAATACAAAAGTTTCCAATAGCGGCTGGAAATCTCGATTCGATTCTTACGATGAGATGTGATAACGTTGTTCTTCCTTCGATCAACCTGTTACAAGAACAAAACATTCGAAGATACGGATTCGGTCCAGTTGAAAACGTTCCATATGGTGTAAATGTCGGAGATTTTACTCTACAGTTTATCGTCGATAAAAATGCGTTTGTCGTACAGTTTTTTGAAGAGTGGTTAAATAAGATCGTTAATCGCGACTCTTTTGGAGGAGCGAATATGAATAACGTTCTTCCAGGTGGCCGTAAACCATACGAGATCGCATACAAAGACACTTATGCATGTAGCTCAATAAACGTATTCGTATATGACAGATCTCAAAACAATGTCATGGAATACAATATATATGATGCGTTTCCTACTGGCATTCAAAGCATGAATATGTCATGGAGCGAAGAAAACGAATTGATGAAATTAAATATCACTTTTTCTTTTACAGACGTTCGAATCAAACAAAGCCCAGCAAAGAAGAAGCAAGACGCACCTTTTTCAGATGAATTTAAAGTGACTGCGAAGGTGCCATGGGCAGTCAACCCATTCGCTTCAGGAAGTTCATTAGCTACTCTTGATCCATCCGGTGATTTTGCTAGAAGACTTACAGATTTCTCGAATGAAACTACTATTATAGGAGATTTTGCGGGCAGAATTCGTGGCTCGGTAAGACCCGTTCAATTGAATACAGTGGCCACAAGCCAAACTGCAGATGTTCCAGTGCAGAAAAATCTCTCGCCTCTCAACGTGCGCATCAACCCCCCAGCTTAATACACAATTTATAATTTAGGAGAATATATAATGCCTTTACCAAAAATCGATCAACCACTCTTTGACGTGATTGTGCCCTCTTCGGGTAAAAAGATCCTCTTTCGCCCGTTCTTGGTGAAAGAAGAAAAGATCTTGCTGATCTCTCAGCAAGGCGGAGAAGATACTGATGTGATCAGAGCTATCAAGCAGATCTTAAGACTGTGTGTACAAGACGAAGATTTTAATGTCGATAATCTGACAACCTTCGATCTTGAATATTTGTTCTTGAAGCTTCGCGCGAAGTCTGTCAACAACATTGTCAAGCTATCTTATCGTGATAACGAAGATGACAAGGTTTATGACTTTGAACTCAATCTCGATTCGATCGAAGTCGAAATGCCTGAAGGTGTAGACTCGACTATCAAACTCTCTGATACTATTTCAATGATCATGAAGTATCCGAGTGCGAGCATCACTGATAAGATCACACAGTTTGACAATGAAGTCGATCTGATGACTTTCTTCATTATCAACTGTATTGATACCATTCTAACGGACGAAGAAATTTATCCTGCTTCTGAATACAGCGACAAAGAACTTGAAGAATTTATCGATCAATTGCCAGTGAATTCTTTTGAAAAGATTCGTGAATTCTTTGAGAAGATGCCGAAGCTATATCATAAGATCGAATACAAAAATGAACTTGGTAATGATAGGAGTATCGAGTTAACGAATCTCAAAGATTTTTTTATGTGGCGCTGAGTCACAACTCGCTTCAAAACTACTATAGTATGATCTTTGCTTTGGCTCAGCATCACAAATATTCGATATCTGAGATTGAAAATTTGATACCTTATGAAAGAGATCTTTATGTTGATTTGTTGATGGCTCATCTTGAAGAGCAGAAACAAGAAATAGAGAGCAGAAGAAAGTAATGGGAAAGACTGGAAAACCAGGACTCGGCGGAATATTACCAAGACTCGGCGTAGAAGTCGTAGGAGAGGGCATTGAAGGTCTCTTCGGTCTTGCTTCTGCAACAGTCACTGGAATTGGTTCTGCCGTCGGTGGTATCGCCCAAGGCATCGGCGCTGCTGTTGGTGGAGCGTTAACTCCTGCACCTAAAACGATAGTAAATAATTTTGGTATCGCTGGAACTGCTGCGAAAGGCAAGATAACTGGCGGAGGAACACTTCCTGCTCCGAAAAAAGCGGCCACTCCTGCTGTCAATGCGAACATGCCTACTGAAAAGCTTCTAGTAGTCGCAGTCAATTATCTTTCTTCTATCGATAAGACTCTTCAGGCACAAATTAAGTTTGAGAGAGATGCATTCGTTCAGCAAGCCCAAGCTGAACGAGAAAGCGCCATTGAAAGTGGCGGTCAAAAAGATAGCATTTTTACTCGGTTGTCAGACAAATTTAGTGGCATGTCAGACGACAGTACAATAAAAAGCAGAGCTGGTACAATCACAAAAGCCATTTTAGGGGCAGCTGGAATTGCAGGACTCGGCCTTTTAGCCATAGGCAATTTAGATACCAAAGAACTCGATCGTTTAAAAGACAGTTATAAAGCCTTTAACGAAAAATTTGATTTCCTTGGACCACTCGCCGATGGAGTAGCGAGCACAGGCTCAATTGTTGGATATTTATTAGGCGGATTAAAACTCGGCATTGCTGGGCTTGTTGCCGAATATCTTTCAGAGCGTTTTACT